CATCGACGAGGTCTGCCGGTTCATGGGCCACAGCTCGGTGCAGGTCACCGAGCGCTACGCGCGGAAGCTGAACGAGACACAAGCGCTCGCTGTTGCAGCGACGCCGGGACCAATGTTCCCAGGTGGGAACGGGAGCGGAGGTAACATGCCTACGTTACAGGACAAAACGCCGGCTTTCCTAAAGCCAAGGTCGCAAGTTCGATTCTTGCTGGGGGCGCCAGGGGTTAGCAACCGTGGCAGGGAACACGGTGGGAACATTGAGCATAGTGTCTCCGCGCTAGCCCTCGCGCTGGCGGCCGAGCGCGTCTTCGGGCGGGTGACGCCGTGAGCCTGCGTCGTCAGGTGCTCGCCTTCCACCTGCGCTTCGGTGTGCCGGTCGCTTCGGCGCCGACCGAGCTCACGACGGAGCGCCTTCGGCTTCGGCTGACGCTGGTCGCCGAAGAGTTCGCCGAGCTGCTGGGCGCGGCCGGCTGCGGTCACCTGGCCGAGGTCGAGCGAGCTCTGGCCAAGTCGATCGCCGTCGCCTCCCCGATCGCGGTCGACCTCCCGCTGCTCGTCGATGCGCAGGCGGACCTCGACTACGTGGTCGAGGGGTTCCGGCTCGAGCTCGGCGTCGACAGCCGGCCGATCGCCGACGAGGTGCACGCGGCCAACATGCGTAAGGTCGGCGGGCCGACGCGCGGTGACGGGAAGATCCTGAAGCCAGACGGCTGGCAGGCACCGGACATCGAGGGCGAGCTCCGGAAGCAGGGGTGGAGGCCGTGACGCCCGAGTGCCTGCTCCGGGGCGAGCACGAAGTCTGGCTCGGCGACGCACTGAGCCAGAGCTCGGCCGAGCTGGTGATGCACGGCGAGCAGGCCGATCTGCTCTGCGTCGACGCGCCGTACTCCGAAAAGACCCATGCCGGGCACGCCGGAGGCAAGCTGACGGCCGACTCGGCTGCCGCCTTCGCCGCTCGGCACTCGGCTGCTCCGACTCGAGAGAGCCGGTACGCGGCCCGCAAGTCGGCCGCAGGCGAGAGCGGTCGCCGCGATATCGACTACGCCGCGTTCAGTCCGGACAACGTGCGGTGGTTCGTCGAAGTGTGGGCGCCGCGCACTCGCGGCTGGTTCGTGACCATCACGGACGATTGCCTGGCTCCGGTGTGGGCAGCCGCACTCGAGGCGCACGACCGGTACGTTTTCGCTCCGCTGCCGCTGGTCGAGACAGGCTCGCGCGTCCGGATGGTTGGCGATGGTCCATCGAATTGGACCTGTTGGATCGTAGTCGCCCGGCCGCGCACCAGCAAGTTTGCCAAGTGGGGCACGCTGCCCGGCGCGTACGTCCAGCCCGGCGAGCGGGCCATGAATTCGGCTCAGGGCACCGCACGCGTTGTCGGTGGGAAGCCGCTGCGCTCGATGTGCGCGATCGTGGGCGACTACTCGCGCCCGGGCGATCTGGTTGTTGACCCGTGCTGCGGCGCCGGAACGGCCTTGGTGGCGGCTCGCTACCTTGGCCGCCGAGCGCGCGGTCTCGACGCCAAGCCGGAGCACGCCTCGCTGTCGGTGCGCGCTCTCGAGAAAACCAGAGAGCAGCGGAGCCTGTTCGCGGAGGGCGCATGACATGCGGACACCCGTCGGTCTTCGCAATCCGGCACGACGAGGCCCTCTCGATCGTCAAGTGCAAGCACTGCCTGCACAGCTGGCTCGAGCTCGGGGCGCCAAGGAAGCCCCCGTCGTCGCCGCAATCATTAAGCGGCTCAAGCTCGAGCGGGTCTGGTGCTGGCGGGCCAACGCCGGGACCATCGTCATCGGCAAGGGCCGAGCTCGGCGCGTCGTCCGCGGCTCGCCCGCCGGGACACCGGACATCCTCGTGGTGCTCGGCAACGGCCGACTCTGCGGCCTCGAGGTCAAGCGGCCTGTCGGTGGGACCGTGAGCCCGACGCAGCTCGAGTGGCACGCGCGCGCCTCTGAGCACGGGGTGCGCGTCGCGGTCGTGCGCAGCGTCCTCGAAGCACTGGAAGCGGTGCGGAAGTGGCGGGCGGAATGAAGTGCGCCCACTTCTGCGACTGCCTCGATTGCATGGGCGGCGAGCCGCGAGAGCCGCTGCGGGTTTACCCCACGCCGCTCTCGCGTCGACGCGGCAAGCGCGGCCCCCACGCGCAGTGCCTACACGGGCACGACCTGACCCCGGAAAACTCGATAATCAAGCGCACCGGGGACCGCTACTGCCGAGCCTGCAAACAGCAGAGCGACCGCGCGGCGCTGGCGCGTCATCGGGCGTCCCGGGAGACAGCCGAGCGCGCGGAAAAGGAAGCGGCAGCGTGATTCTCGAAGCTCTCGAGGACGCCCGCGCAGCAGTCGCTCGCGGCGAAGACCTGGCTGCGTGGCTCGAGTTCGAGCTCCGCATGGGGTGGCTCACCGACGAGCAGGCAAACGAGATCAGGGCCGCGATCGCGGCCAGGTTGGAGGCGGCATGAACTTCGAAGACGAACCCTATGTGCGGCTCTACAAGCGCCGAACGCTGACGATCAAGCTCCTCGGCTGGGAGGGGCGCCTAGTGTTCTGGGCCTTGTTGCTGGAGGTGGACCGCGCCGGCGTTCTGGACCTCGGCTCGTCCTCGCCGGCAGAGGCCATCGCCGCGCTCTCGGACATCCCTATCGAGGTCGCCGAAATCGGCATGGCCCGCGCGCTCAAGCAGGGCGTCGTCGAGCAGCGAGGTGACGCTCTGTTCGTGCCCAGGTTCATGGAGGCGCAGGAGGCCAAGCAGTCCGACAAGGCACGACAGCGCGAGTCACGCGGGCGCCGAGCCGCTCTCATGCGCTGTTCCGAAGGCGCAATCCGCGCAGCGGCGACCGACGGAGATTCCCCGCTGAGTGTCACGAATCGTGACCACATACAGTCACAAAACGTGACCGATTGTCACGACCGGTCACACGCGGTCACACGCGGTCACTCAGAGCTCAGCTCAGCTCAGCTCAGCAGTGCTCAGCAGGGATCGGATCAAGGTAGCCGCGCCACTCCCGCACCGGAGCCTGAGACCATGCCGCCCGTCGCTTCGCCGCGGGCGGCCACCGCGAAGAAGTCCCGGTCGGTGGATTCGATTCCGGTTCCGATGTCGGACGAGGTCATCATCCCGGACGACGTCGTCGCTGCGAAGGCCGCGCAGTGGCAGGTCGACGAGGCTCGCATCCGAGCTCAGGTCCCGGAGTTCAAGCGCTTCTGGGCACAGGACAGACCCGGCGAGCGGAGGTCACCGAAGGGCTGGCGCTCGGCGTTCGGTCGTCGCGTCGACGACCTCGGGAAGCGCGGCCTTCTGCACGCGCCAATTCAGCAAGCGCTCGGGGTCGTCACAACGCGGGCGACGCGCGCCGCTGACCTTTTGCCTCGGCAGATGGAGCGGATTCGGCAGTTCGAAGCCGAGGAGGAAGCCGAAAGAAAGGGCGAAGTGTACGCGCGTCCCGTTTTGCTTGGAGGTTCCCGATGAATCGGTCCGAAGCCGCGAAGATCGTGGCCCTGCTGCAGGCGGCTTACCCCGGCGTTTCGATGTCCGAGGCAACGGTCAGCGTGTACGAAAGCCTGCTCAAAGACATCGACGCCGATGTCGGGAAACGGGCGGTGGAGCGGCTGATTTGTACGAATCGGTTCGTCCCGACCATCGCCGAAATCCGCGAGACCTGCGTGCTCGTGCGGCACGGCTCGGCGCGCGCCGGCGCGGAAGCCTGGGGCGACGTTGGCCAGGCGATCCGGCGGTTCGGGTCGTATCGGCAGCCGAAGTTCGAAGACCAGGCCGTCGCTCAGGCCGTGAAGTGCCTCGGCTGGCGGAACCTGTGCCTCGGAAGCTCGAACGAGTCCGCCGATCGCGCTCGCTTTTGCGAGATTTACGACAGCATCACGAAGCGCGAGCGGGAAAACGAGGCGCTTCCGCCGTCGCTCAAGGCCGCGCCGACCGTCCGAGAGCTCGGCAACGGCGCTGGCGATCACGCTTCGGTCGGCGAACTACTGGCCAATATCGGCCGCGATTCCAACGGGGAGGACGCATGAATCCCGCATTCTGTCTAGGTGACATTTCGCTACGTGAATTTCCCTCAAGTAACATTTTGACACGTGTCGCAATGTCACGTATCGTCATCTCACGTAGGGCCACGATGCGATTCAAGCTCCCCGGCAAGAAGATCCACAAAGCCTGCAACAACCGGGCTGCGACGGCTCTTTTGGCGGTGATTCGGTCCTCCCCCGAGGAGACCATCCCGCGCTGGTGCGAGGCCAAGGGGCTCTGCCGGGCTGCCGTTACCAGCAGAATCAAGGGCTACCGGAAGACCATCCCGACCGACCTGGCGCTGGCCATCGAAGCGGCGACCGAGGGCAAGGTCCCGGCGCCGTGGTGGCTCGAGCGAGCGGTCTCGAACGAGGTCATCAATGAAGGCCGCTAGCCGCCGTTTAAACGCGTCGCTGCTCTTTGGGCGGCTTGCCCCGGTCCTGGTCACCGAAACGCGCAGCGAGTGGCGGTCTCGTGCCAGCAATCGGCATTGGGACGCGGCGGTCGCTGACGCTGGTCGGACCTGGGTCGCCATCTGGTGTGGGCAGCGGGTCGGGACGGCGTACGCATCACGCGCCGCGGCAAAGCGTGGCCTCGAGCGGTTCGTGGTCTCGCAGGCTCGGGTGCTGATTCACGCGATGGGCGGCGAAGACTCGCCGGCTGCGTTCCTGAACACGATGGGCTTCCGCGCGCTGCGGAGGTCGAGGTGACGGCGGCTGAAGCGAAGGCGCGAGTCCTGGAGATTCGCGCCGAGGTGGCCCTTCACGACGACGAGGCGGCGCACAGTCGCGAAGACAGTCTGCGGGCAGACGTGCTCCGCGCCATTGCGGGGCTGAATGGCGGGCTCACGGCGCGACAGATGCGAGAGCTTGCGCGGATCGCGCTCTCGACTGAGCGAATCGAATTCAGCAGGTGGTGCGCGTGAGGCTCGCGCTGATTGGCGCGGGCAGGCACGGGGCTCGTTACCTCGACGAGGCCAACGGCGGCGCGAACATCACCGCGATCTGCCGTTCCGCAGGTGAGACCCGCAACTACCTCGAAGACGCCGAGCACGATGGCGCGGTCATCATCGCGACGCGCGCCGAGTCGCACGCCGAGCTGGCGATACTGGCGATGCGCGAGGGGCAGCACGTGCTGCTGGAGAAGCCGGCCGCGCTGCGGTTCGAGGACATCGAGCGGCTGCTCATCACCGCGCTGCGGACCGAGCGCAAGCTCATGGTGGCGCACACGCATTGCTTCGCGGAGAACTTCCCGACCGGTCTCACGCGAGCCGACGTGGCTATCGGTGGCCCGCGCCCGGACAGAGACATGCGCGGCGTGTCGCCGATCGCCGACTGGGGCTCGCACGCGGTGGCCATGCTCTTCGCGGCGACGGGGAAGCTCGGCGCTCCGCTGGGCGACTGGACCATCAAGCCGAGCAGTGTCGAAGGCGGCTACTCGGCGGAGTTCGAGTTCGGCACGGTGAAGGTCGGCGACTGGTCCGAGAAAGCCGTTGTCGCTGGCAACAAGGGCAATCGCTACATGGGCCCGGAGCAGGGCGCCGAGACCCCCATGAAGCGCATGGTCGACACCTTCCTGCGCGCCTGCCGCGGTGAGCCCGACTTCCGCGCGAGCTCGGAGTTTACGCGGGCCGTGTACAGCGCGGTGCTCGCGTGAGCTGCGCTGCGTGTCGTAATGCCCGTGGCTACTCCACACCGTGCCCCTACTGCCGTGAGCCCGGCAACCTGCAGCGTGAGCAGAGCAGGCTCGAAAGCCAGGAGGCGCGCGAGCTCGAGAAGCTTCGCGAGGTCGCCGAGGAAAACACAGCGATGCTCGAAGAGGCGCAGAAGCGCATCCGCTCGCTCGAGCAGAAGCTCGGGCCGATGCCGCCCGAGGCGCGCTGCCATGAGTGCCAGGGAACGGGCCTGAACAAGTTTTGGTTGGCGCGACAGGAACGGGAACAGACGTGAAAGAAAAGCTAGCCTGCGCCCTCATCGTCCGAGACGATTCCACGACCCTGCGCGCATGCCTCGAGAGCATCCGGCCGCACGTGGACGAGCTCGTGGTGCTCGACACGGGCAGTCAAGACGGCTCGCCGGCAATCGCGCGTGAGTACTGCGACAAGTGGGGCCTGTTCTTGGGCTGCAATGATTCGACCAGCGGCCTGATTGAAGACTTCGCGATGGCCAGAAACCAGGCGTGGTCGATGGTCGAGTCGAGCGTCTGTCTTTGGATGGACGCTGATGACGTGCTCCTCCGCGGAGAGCTCCTGCGCCCGTTCGTCGAGCAAGGCCCGTCCGCGCCGTGGATCGGGATGATGCGCTACGACTACGCGCCCGACACCGAGCAGGACCGCGAGCGCATCGTGTTCCCGCGGCACAGCTTCACCTGGCACGGGCCGGTGCACGAGGTGCTACTCGCCAAGGAAGCGCTGCCGGACCTCGTCGTGCGCAAGGCTCCGGACGAGCTTCGGATGTCGCATCGCAAGCTCGGCAGCGGCAAGACTCAGGAGCCGGGTCGGAACCTGCGCATCCTGCTGAAGCACCTGGCCAAGGTCGGCGAGTCCGATCCGCGCGCCATCTTCTACGCCGGCTCTGAGTACGCCTGTCACGGGAACCTCGGCGAGTCGGTGCGGATGCTCCGGCGCTACGTCGAGATCGGCCACAACGACGAGGAGCGCTGTGCTGCGATGGCCATCATCGCTCGGCAGTACCAGGCCATCGGCGACCACCGGACCGCGCTCGACTGGGCGACGAAGGCCACGCACGAGAAGGCCGAGCCAGAGCCCTACTTCCTGCTCGCGCGTTCGTACTACTCGCTAGCGATGGCCGGTGATGATCCGCCGAAGAACTTCCGCCGCGCCGCGCACTTCGCGCAGTACGGCCTGACGATGGTCGTGGACAGTCCGCTCCTACTCTGGCGTGACCCGCGCTCACGCAAGGAGATTTACGAGTACCTGAACGTCTGCCTCTCGCGCATCGGTGACTTGGATGGCGCGATCAAGGCTTGCGAGGACGGGCTTGCGCTCGACCCAGGCAACGCGGACCTGGTAACGAACCTCACGCTCTACCGGCAGCATCGGGCCCGGCGCCAAGTGCAGGCCGCAACGCTCGAGCTTCAAGAGTCGGGCGCCATCGACGCGAACCAAGCCAAGGTGATTGAGCTCGCGCTGGCCTCGAAGGTAACGCTTGGCTTCGACCAGGCGGAGGCACCGACACCGCCAGCTCCTGCGGCAGCCATGGCAGCGCCGCGCGACGGCCTCCTGCGCATCGTGTTCTACGTCGGGCACGGGCTCGAGCCGTGGTCACCGAAGACCATCGCCGAGCACGGCCAGGGCGGCTCGGAGATCATGGCCTGGGAGATGGCGCGGAGACTCGCCAAGCTCGGGCATTCCGTGCGCCTGTACGGGCATCTCTCGCCGCAGATGGAAGGCGATTACGACGGTGTGCAGTACCTCGATGCGAGCCGGTACCGAAACGTCCAGTGCGATGTGCTGATTGCGTCGCGTCAGCCCGCAGCTGTGGATGATGCGTACGGGTGCGAGGCGAAGGCGCGGGTATTGTGGGTGCACGATCTGCACTGCGGAGAGGCTCTCAACCAAGCCCGGTCGCTGCGCTTTGATCGCATCTTGTGCTTGACGGAGTGGCACAAGGCGTTCTTTGCCGGCTGCTATCCGTCGATCCAGAAGAGCATGATTCACGTGACGCGCAACGGCGTCGATCGGGAGATGTTCTCGGTGCCTGCGGAGCGCAACCCGCGCAAGGCAATCTACGCCAGCTCCCCCGATCGGGGTTTGCTCACCGCGGTCGAATGCTGGCCCGATGTCCGTCGCCAAGTCCCCGACGCGGAGCTTCATGTCTTCTACGGCGACGCGAACTGGAAGCGCGTAGCCGAGATGACGGGCGACACGGGGGCGATGCGCGACTTGAATCACCTGCGGCACCTGGTAGCGAACACGGAGGGTGTCGTAGCTCGCGGGCGCGTCGCTCCGGCGGAACTGTGTCGCGAGATGCTCTCTGCCGGCGTGCTGGCTTCGCCGACCTGGTGGAGCGAAACGAGCGGAATTGTTTACATGCAGGCCCAGGCCGCGGGCCTCGTCGTCGTCACGTCGCCAATTGCCGCCCTGAACGAAACGGTGGGCGAGCGCGGCGTGATGATTCGCGGCAAAGGCGAGCCGGATGGCTGGTGGCGCCAGGCCGAGTACAAGCGCGAGTGGACGGCTGCCGTGGTCGAAGCGATGGTCTTGCCGCCGGGTGAGGGCGCCCGCATCGTGCTGTCAGCCGAAGCGCTGCGTCGCTTCGACCTGAATACCCTCGCCGAAGAGTGGTCGCAGGACTTGCTTGAGCTCGTGTCAAGGGTCACGGATGAGGTCGTGCCGCGCTTTGCGGCGCCGGTACAGGTGGAGGCTGCGCAGTGACAATCGCGTTCCCTGAATTCAGAGGCACGAGGTGCCTAATGATGCCGTTCGTCCAAGGCGAACCGGAGTCGGTCCCGCGTGAATACGCTGCTTATGCCGAGATCGTCCGGGACGTTTTCGTGCGCAAGGGCGATGTCGGTTATTTGACGATCGACGAATCCGTTGCGCGAGCAGGCAAGCCGCACCGAGGCGAGCGGGCCAAGGCGAGTCGCGCGCTTCACACCGAAGCCGGGCGCATACCTGGCAAGCTCTATTGCTGGGGAGACGGTGGCGGCTGGGGACGAAAGCATCGCGTAACGCTCGATCGCGACGTACAAATACTGCTCGCCAACAACCTGGACGACTCGTGTGCGGTCTGGAATGCCGTTCATGAAGACACGAGTCTCGACGGCGACATCGGGCATGTGGCCGAGGATTACCCGTACGAGGCCGCTTGTTTTATGAAAGCTGGAGAGGTTCGCCAGATCGGCATCCTTACGCCGCACGAGAGTCTCCCGGTCAGGGAGACATGCCGCCGTCAGTTCTTGCGCATCGTCGGCAGTGGCGTGCACGGACGGGAACCGTACTTCACCAAGAATCCCTTGGTTGGGGACATGGGGTCATGATCCTCAAAATCCTTCTCTCAACCCTGATGATTCTCGGTGGCGGCGCTGCGGTGACGCTGCTCGCTGCCGTTGGCGTGACTGCGCTCGTCGTGGGCGCGCTGTTCGTGCAGCTGTTCAGTGGAGATCCTCGGCCATGACCCCTGAGCAGGAAGCCATCGTGCGGAGCGCGCTCGATCGCGAGACCAACCCGGACGCGCGAGCCATTCTCGAGGGGCTGCTGACGCAGCCGCAGTGCCTGCCGCCTCCCTTGGAGCCGCCGAACGGCCTCTATCGTTACGACATCGAGCTGATGACCGACGTGCGCGAGTTCACGTGCCGCGGCAAGTCGTTCAAGGTCGCGTGCTTCGAGGGCGACGGCATCTACCACCCGTCGATCTGGAGCCACATGGACGAGGTCGAGACGCGGGAAGCCTGGTGGGACATCCAGCCCGGCGACGTGGTGTTCGACATCGGCGCTGACTTCGGGAGCTACACGCTGCCGGCGTTGGCGATGGGGGCGAAGTACGTCCACGCCTGGAGCCCGCCGTTCAAGCTGCCGAGTAAGCCGCTGGAGCTGCAGACCCTATACAGGAGCCTCCGGGCGAACGGATGGGAGGAAGAGCCTGAGCGTGCCTGTGTCTCCTCGTACGGGCTCTGGAGCAGCATCGGGTACCTGGCGAGCTTCGACGGACCTCGTCCGGCTCAGTTGTTCAGAACGCCTCAAGAGGCGCAGGCGGCCATCGCTGGGCAGGCAGGGCACTGCTCCAGCTTCTCGGTCATGCGCCTAGACGACTATGTGCCCTTCGTAGCCGGTAAATGGGACGGCTCGCGCACCTGGATCAAAATCGACACCGAAGGCGCCGAGGAAGAGATTCTCAAAGGCGCGCGCCGGACCATCGCCGAGCGTCAACCGACCATCCTGCTCGAGTACCACGAGCTCACGATGCCCGGCTGCGAAGCGCGGCTCGACGCGATGCTCGCGGACATGGGCTACGACAAGGTCGACCGCCGGCCACATCACACGATCGCGCATGGGCTGTACAAGCCGAGGGTCGAGTAGTGGCTAAGATTCAGATTGAAAAGCGCGCCACCCTGATCGTGCTGGCTCTCGGGGGTCGCGACCTGTCCGTTCCCGAGCAGAGGGACATCGCGAAGGCGTTGGTTGGCGCACAGCTAGCCGACTTTCTCAGAGAGTCTCTGGGACAAATAGCGGCTGAGTCCGGTTGCACGTTCACCCTCGAGCCGATCGAGGGCAAGGGATGAACCTCGCCCTCATCTTCAGCACCTGGAACCTCGCCTTCCGCGGCGCGTTCACCTTCGCCGGGCTCTGGGACGATCCGCGCGGTCTCTCGGGCTCCGAGGTCGCGTTCGTGCAGTACGCGCGGGCACTGAAGGCCGCCGGCCACGAGGTCACGCTCTACACAGATTCGACGGACCAGGACTTCGAAGGCATGGCAGTCCGGCCGCTCGACGCGCGGACCATCACGCCACACGACGCAGCCATCTCGTTCAACGATCCGGAGCCGCTGCGTCACTTCACTGGCGCGCTTCGGGTGTTCGTCCAGTACGTCAACAGCTTCGACTACTGCGAGCACGACATGCCGTCCTTCGTGGACCTGTTCGTGTCGCCAAGCGAGGCGCATTGCCGGATGCTCACGGGCAAAACCTGGCCGCTGAAGACCGGGAAGTGGACGCCGGACCCGCGCGATTGGGTCGTGGTGCCGCTGGCGTGCGATCCGAGCGAGTACAGCGGCGACAAGGTCCCCGGCCGCGTCATTCACTGTTCGTCGCCCGACCGCGGCTTGCACTGGCTCCTGCAGGAGTGGCCGGCCATCAAGCGCGCCGTGCCGCATGCCGAGCTTCACATCTACTACCGGCTCCGCGCCTGGCTCGATCAGTGGGACCGGACCAAGTACAACCCGGCGCTCGAGTCGTCACGGGCGCGGGCGCTCCACATCGAAGAGTGCTTTCGGCGCATGGGCGACCGCTGGGGTGTGTTCGTGCACGACGCCGTGTCTCGGCGCGAGATTGCGACCGCGCTGTCCGAAGCCGAACTGCTCGCCTACCCGTGCGACACCGTGGCCTGGACCGAGGGATTCTCGTGCTCGACGCTCGAGGCGTGTGCTGCGCGCGCGTGCCCAGTCATCTGGGACACCGACGCGCTCGGTGACATCTACCGGGACGCTGCCGTGGTGACGCCTCGCGGTGACACGGAGCGGTGGCGAAAGACTGTGATCGAGCTGCTGACGAACCAGCGGCTCCGGGATGACGTGAACGACCGGGCCGAGGCCTTTGCGGAGACCATGACATGGACCAACTCAACGAAGAAATTGCTCGACGCGATACAGAGCCGGTGCCGCGCGTCATCCGTATCCGCCTCGCCGACGCGACCGCTGCCGGTTGGATCCGAAACCTGCTCACCGAGCCCTGCGGCGGCGTCTCTCTGATTCACTCGGTGGCGGGCTCGAAGCGGTCCGCGCACTACCACAAGGAAGACGCGCACTGGCTCTACGTGGCCAAGGGCGCGATGTTCTACTGGGAGCGCCCGGTGGGCAGCCGCGCGAAGCCGGTCTGCTACCGCGTCTACGGCGGCGAGATGATTCACACCGGGCCGATGGTCGAGCACTGGACCGAGTTCCCGGAAGAAACCCTGCTCATCAGCATGAGCGACCGGCCGCGCGATCACGACTCGCACGAGAGCGACGTGGTCCGGGTCGGGGAAAGGCCCGAGTGATGCAGCTCACAATCGCGGCGCTGGTGATGCTCGTCGGCCTGCTGGTCTACGCGCTATCGAACAACGCGAAGGTCGCCGAGCTCGGCCGAATCATGTTCTGGACCGGGCTCGCGATCAGCCTGTTGGCGGTCGGTGGGCAAGGGGTGCGGCTGCCGTGAGCGACTTCACCGAAAGGGGCATCACCAGCGCCGAATGGTTCCTCGTCGAGACGTGCCTGCGGCTCTACCGCGAGCAGCTTCGTGCCTATTCGGACTCGCGCTTCGGAATGCAACTCGGCCAGGGTCTGCCCTCGGCGCTTCTGTCAGCCATCGCGGCGGTGCATACCGAGCGCCAAGATCCGACGCTGGTCGCAGAGCTCGAGCGCGCAGAGCGTGAGGCGAAGGCCGCGGCGGGCCGCGTCGCTGAACTGCGGAAGAGGGTCAATGGCGAGTAGCTTCCACATCCGCGCCACCTGCCGCCTCTGCTCGGCGCAGCTCCCCGAGGAGCGCATCCTGGACCTAGGCGAGACCGCGCTGGCGAACGAGCTCAAGTCCACGCGCGCGGAATCTCTGGCGCAGGACAAGTTCCCGCTCTACCTCGTGCAGTGCAAGGCGTGCGGTCACGTGCAGCTGCCGGTCGTGGTGGACCCGGAGCGGCTGTTCCCGGCGGATTACCCGTACGAGAGCGGCACCACGGAGACCTTTCGCGATCACCTCTGGCACCAGGCGCAATGGCTCGACGATCTGCTGCCTCGGAACGCGCGGGTGCTCGAGATCGGCTCGAACGACGGGACGCTGCTCGGGTACCTGAAGAAGCTCGGCCATCTCGTGGTCGGCGTGGACCCGGCGGAAGGCGTCGCGGTCAAGGCGCGAGAGGCTGGCGTTCCGACCGAGATCGAGCACTTCAGCTTCGGGGTCGCGTGCCGGCTCGCTGCCACGTACGGCCCGTTCGATCTGGTCGTGGCCAACAACGTCTTTGCGCACGTGGACGAGCTGTCCTCGTTCACCGAAGGCGTCGCGCATGTCCTGAAGCCGGGCGGGAGCTTCGTGTTCGAGGTCGGGTACTTCCCGCGGGTGTGTGAGCGGGGGTTGCTCGGGACCGTGTATCACGAGCACCTCTCGTACCATTCGCTCTCGAGCCTGGACCCGTTCCTGAAGGCGCGGGGGTTCGACTTCATGCAGATTCACGAGATCGATTCGCAGGGCGGATCCATCCGATGCCTGGCTCGCAAGCGCGGCCCTGAGTTGACTGGCGAAGAGGCGCTGCGGCACGCCGCGGTGATGGCCGGGCGGAGCTTCCCGGAGCCTTTTGATCCGCTCGCCCTCGACGACCACCGCCGAGACCTGGTAGCCAAAACGTGCGCCGTCCTGGACTTGCTCCTCGCCGGCAAGCGCGTCTGCGGCTACGGCGCGCCCGCAAAGCTGACCTCGCTGCTCGCGGCGACCGGGCTCGGCGCTGACGAGCTGGAATGCGTGTTCGACGACAACCCGCGGAAGGTTGGGAAGTTCACGCCGGGGAGCGGGATACCAATCGTGGCCAGTGCCGAGATCGCGGAGCGAAAGCCCGACGTGCTGGTGCTGTTCTCGGGCAACTTCGAAGCGGAGATCAGGCGGAAGCATCCCGAGTTCTCGGGGGATTGGATCGTGCTCTGAAATGGCACTTCTGGACACGCTGAAGATGCTCTACACGCCCGAGCGCCTGATGGAGGCGATGAAGGTATCGACCCCCGCCGGTCGCATCGAGGAGATCGCCTCTCTTTACGAAGAGGGAATCATCGAGCAGGTGACGGCCATGCAGCTGCTGAACACGCCGCTTCAGCCCGAGCCGATGCCCTGCGTAAAAGACGACCGACGTCGTCCCGCTGATTACCAGTGCCAGTGCGACAAGTGCCTCATTCAGCGAGAGCGCCTAGCCTTCCCGGAGAGCCCGCTTCTCAATCGCCTGAACACCGCGCCCCTGCCGGAGCCTACGCATTGCACCTGCGGCGCGGAGTTGATGGGCGCGAAGGCGGTCGCCTGGAAGCGCTGCGGCGATTGCAACGTCGCTTTTCTCAGCGGGAGAAAGCCCCAGGACATCGACACCCGAATCCGGGCCGCCGCCAAGCCCGACGCTGACCCGACGAGCGGCTGGAGCGCTGGCGCGACTGCGGGGTACGAATGGCCCTGAACGGCAAAGAAGCCGCCTTCGTGCGGGCGATGCGCGAGGAAGTCGACGCGCTTTACGTCGAGGCCGCTCGGGCCCTGAGCGCGCTGCCACCGGGCTACGTCCCGGGGCCGCCCGTCAAGTATCCCTGGCATCGCCGAGCCCGCTGGTTCGTGCGCGCGAAGGTGAACGATGCGCGGGAATGGCTCGCGCTCAGGATCGCGCCTTGGCTGGAGAGGGACTGATGGAATACCGATGCGAGTTCGGCCCGTGTGTCGAGATGGCAGACGGCAAAATGCTCTGCAATCTGCTCCCGGACTGCGGATGCGCGGGCGCCACGATGCGGAAGGCGTATCAGCGGGCGCTGGAGCTTCTGGAAAAGAACAACCTCGAAGCCCTGCACGCGGAGTTCAAGCTCGATGCTGAGCCGCGCCTTTTCTACTCCGTGCTGATGATTCTCGACGATCGGGACCTCATTGATCACGGCTCGAGCATTCGCTGCCCCTGGCTTACGGAGCGCGGCGAGGAGGCCCTGCGCCTGATGCGCGAACACTGGCCGCAGGAGGACGGATCGTGACTCGAATCCTCGTTACCGGCGGCAACGGCTTCATCGGCGCCCACCTCGTGCGTCACCTGCTCGAGGGCTCCGATTGGGACGTGGTGTCGCTCGACCGCCACGACGACGCCTCGAACCACGAAGCGCTCGTGCCGCTCAAGGCGCGCTACCGGGACCGGCTGACCATCGCCTGGCGGGACCTGCGCGCGCCGATCGTGCTCACCGCTCCGGACCCGCTGTCGATTCCGTTCGATTTCGTTGCCCACCTCGCCGCGGCCTCGCACGTGACGCGCTCCATCATCGCGCCGCTCGGCTTCCTGCACGACAACGTCATGAGCACAGCGCACCTGCTCGAGTGGGCGCGCTTCCATCAGCCGGGCCTGAAAAAGCTCCTGCTGTTCTCGACGGACGAGGTGTTCGGGCCGGCGCCGGACGGGCACGAGTTCAGCGAGTTCGAGGGCTTCAACCCGAACAACCCGTACGCCGCGAGCAAAGCCGCCGCGGAGATTCTGGGGCCGGCCTGGGCCAACACCTGGGGCATCCCCATCGTGCGCACAAGGTGCACCAATATTTACGGGTCTGGGCAGCATCCCGAGAAGTTCATTCCGCTCTGCGTGGACCTCATCAGCCGCGGGGCGACCGTCCAGATCCATGCGCGCAACGGCGTGCCGAGCTCGCGCTTCTACGTGCACGTCGACGACGTCTGCCGCGCGACGCTGACCGTGCTCGAAAAGGGCGGCGTCTGGTGCGGGCCGAAGACCGGCGCCTATCACATCGGCGGCGACGAGGAGCTCTCGAACCTGGACGTGGCGCAGGAAATCGCCAGCTGTCTCGGCATGCCGATCCGAGTCGAGCTGTGCGAGGCGGCCTCGAATCGCCCGCGGCACGATCAGCGCTACGCGCTCGACAGCCGGCATCTGCGCTCGCTCGGATGGCAGCCGGAGATCCGGTTTGCGGACGGGCTGCCGGGCGTCGTCGAGAGCCTGGCGGGCGGGAGGAAGGTCGCGTGAGCGTCTTCCGCATGAATGACGGCGTTCCTGTCACTCAGATCGGCTTCATGATGGTCACCGCGCTCGGCCGCTGGCACCTCGGGCTGCCTGTGCTGGTCGAGATGTGCGAAGCGTCGCGCCGTGGACTCGTGACTACGTAACAGATTCTCACCTAGTGAGTCGGCCACTCGGGCCACTCCGCGGTGATACGATATCGCGACAATCAGAAGGATACTATTTGGCACCTAGAACCAAGGGCGTTCACTGGTCGTCTGACCTCGACGACGTGACCCGCGAAGCCATCGACATGATGCTCGACGGCAAGTGGATTACTGGCCGTTCGCACCTCGATCTGGCCAAAAAGCACGGGCGCGACGAGGGCCAAGTGCGCCAGATCGCCGCGAACGCCTCGCGCTTCATTCGCCTGTGCCGCGGCAAGGAAGACCAGGTCCGCGAGCGCATCCTGCTCGCGATAGACCGCGGCGAGCGGCTCGCGCTCGAAGCCGAGAAGGTCGCGTTCTCGATGGACGGCCAGGAGTTGCGCGCGAAGCAGCCCGACCTCCGTGCGCTGATCGCGTTTCTGCAACTCCAGTGCGAGGTGCACGGACTCTGCCGCTCGGCGAAGGACAAGCCGACGGACGACGACACGGTGAAGCTCCCGATTAACGAACTGCGCGAGCTCCTCGATGGGCTCGGCTTCGAAGTGGTGAAAAAAGATGGCTCAAGCAGCGACGAAGAAGACGGAACCACCGGCGAGTGAGCCGGAACAGCAGCCGAAGACGGCAACGCAGCTCGCGGCGGAAGCAAGCCGGCGCGAAGACCTGGAGACGACTGGCCCCGGCGAGTACGAGTGTACCGGCATCTGGTTTCCGGTGGGCCAGATGCTCCCGAACGCCAGCCGAGAGGTGATGCTGGGCGGCCACATCAGCGGCATCAGCGCGCTTTCGGGCCGCGTCGATAAGATCGTGATGCAGGCCAACGGCATCGTGCGGGTTTGCATGGAGGTGACCTCGGGGCGTCTGCCGCCGGGCACGCGGAACTACATCTTCTTCTCTGGTAACTCGTATCAGTACGCCGAGGCGGCCCCGATCACGCCGCGCGAGATGGGAAGGCTCCGCCAATGAAGCCCTTCCGCCTGCTCGAGGACAACGTTCTGATTCGGCTCGAGCCGCTCGAGGCCCAGTCCGGCGCGATTCACGTCGTGCGCTCCGGCGAGTGGGATAACCAGCGGCTCGCGCGCGTGCTGATGTGCGGGCCGGGCCACTACACGGAGCCCTACTTCGGCGGGCCGCGCGGCGCGCTCGTCGAGGTCGAGCCGAAGCCCGGAGACCTCGTGCTCGTGAGCAAGCATTCCGGCCACACCTACCGCCGCGGGCTCGACATCCACACGCCGAGGCAGAACGCGGACACGAGCTTCGGCGAGCTGTTCGACGAGCGCGGCGAGTACCGCATCATCCGAGCCGAGGAAGCCTACGCGCGGCGGACGACGGACGGGCTCGAAGCGCTCGGCCGGCACGTCGTCATCAAGCGCGACGACTTCGAGGAGAAGACCCCCGGCGGCATCGTCATCCCGCGGACCGTGGACGACAAGAACCTGAACGGAACCGTGGTCAGCATCGGCCGCGGGCGCGCGCTTCGGGACGGCTCGTTCCGCCGGCACGAGATCGAGGTCGGTGACCGCATTCTCTTCGGGCAGCACGCCGGCAACCCGATCACGGTGCCGGGGCTCGAGGGCCTGATGGTCCTGCGGGATGAGGATGTGATCGCGACGTACGGAGAAGCCGAAGCTGCCGAATGACCGCGCACCTCGAGATCCCGCGCAAGCTTTACGACTCGCTCCGAGTGAGCGCGGGACTCGATCCGTTATGGCTCGCCGACTTGCACCCGAAGCAGATGAGCTTCGTGAAGAGCAAGGCGCAGCGAAAGGCCGCGCTCTGCTCACGGCGCGCGGGGAAAACTTGGGGCGAGGTCGCGTGGCTTTACCAGGGCATGGTAGCAAGTCCGGGCACTCGCTCCGTCTATGTAACGCTCTCCCGTTCGCGCGCGCGGCAGATCGTGTGGGACCAGGTGCTGGCGAAGATGCAGCGCCGATACCGGTTCCCGATCGTGCTGCGTCAGCGCGACGGGCAGCTGATGGTCGAGCACCGGAACGGCTCTTCGCTCTGGCTCGTCGGCTGCGCGAACCGCTCCGAGGCAGCCAAGCTCCGCGGTGAGCCCTTGCGGCGCGCCGTCGTGGACGAGGCGCAGGCTTTCGCGGATTGGATTCAGGGCATGATCGAGGACGACCTCGAGCCCTCGCTGATGGATCTCCAGGGCGAGCTCGCGCTGACCGGCACGCCCTCCCCGATCGCCACCGGCTACTTTTATGAGCTGACCACCGGCCAGACACCGGGCTGGGAGAACCACCACTGGACCGTGCTGGACAACCCGGCGCTTCCGCACGCTGCCGAGTACCTGGCCGAGCGTCGCAAGCGTCACGGCTGGACCGAGCAGACCCCGAGCTATCGCCGGGAATGGCTCGGCGAGTGGGTCGATGACCCGGACGCGCTCGTTTACCCGTTCACCTACGCGAAAAACCAGTGGTCTCCGAACCACGACACGCCGTTCGGGCTTCCGCCGGGCGACTACATCTTCGGGCTCGGCGTCGACCTCGGTTTCGGCGACAACTCGACCGCGTTCACGCTCGGCGCGAAGCGTCAGGGGGCCGGCGAGGTCTACTTGCTGCGCTCCTACACGCGCTCGAGGATGATTCCGACCGCGGTGGGCGCTCATGTGCAGCGGATCCGGCAAGAGGTCCGCGAAAAGACCGACTCCGGGCTCGCGGTCGTGGTCGACGAAGGTGCGCTCGGTGCCGGATACGCGGAACAGATGCGCCAGATGGGCGTGAACTGCGACGCGGCCGAGAAAAAGAACAAGCGCGCGTTCCAGGACTACGTCGGAGGGCTCATTCACAGCGGCTCCGTGCTCGTGGATTACGGCGCGTGCCGCGAGCTCATCGACGAAGCAAAGAAGCTGCCGTTCGACGAGGACACAGGCAAGGAAGACGAGCGCTATCGGCGTCATTGCGCAGATTCGGCGCTCTATTTGGTTCGTCGGCTGATGCCCAAGCTCGATGGGGAGATCGAGGGGCCGAAGCCGGGGTCACCGGAAGCAATCAAGGCGGAGATGCTGGCGCACAAAACGCGCCTGCTGAGGGAGAGGCAGGGAAAGCGACGCAGCTAAAGTGAACATTCAATTTCGGCCGGAAGAAGTGGCCGGTTCTACCGTGATGGAGAGACTCCGTCGCGCGGGCGCCTTGTTCTTCAGGGAAGCGGGCGCAGCACCGGGCAGCATCTCGATGAGTCCCGAAGCCTGGCAGGACTGCGTCGGGTTCGCGGCGGCGAATAATCCGGCGTTCCGGATCGAAGAGCGATCGGGTCGCCGAGCCGCTCTTCAGGTTGCGATGTTCGGCCGCTTCGTCGATCTCGAATGCGACCTTGCGGTCACGGGGCTCGAGTCATTCTGCGTGGAGTCGGCGTCGTGAGCCTCGCAGTCGTCGATGACTGGACGAAGCTGCCGGCTCACGAGATCGGCGGCGCTGTTCATCAGCTCGTCGAGGGCTTCAAGCGAACGCAGAGCGGTCGCCGCAACAACTACACGCGAAACCTCGAGCTCTACGAACGCCGTTCTTTCGCTGGCTACACGGCCTACGACTACGACGACTATTCGACGAACCGAGAGTTCAACTCGGACCGGCTCGGGCTCGTGCGCTCGGCAGTCGAGAGTGCCGTTGCCTCGGTCTACGCGCCACAGAAGCCGAAGCCGCAGTTCCAGACGATGGGCGCGACCTGGGCGACCCGGCGCAAGGCCTACAAGCTCGACCGGATCTGCGAAGGCATCATCAACCAGCGGCAGGGGCGCTTCATCAACGTCTGGGCCTTCATGGCGGACGCTTCGGTGGACGCGGTGCTCCAGGGCGTCGCGGCGATCAAGGTCGTGGCGAACCGCGCCCGGAAGCGCATCGAGCACGAGGTCGTCCCCCACCCGGACATCTTCGTGGACCCGGCCGAGGGCCGCGATCCGCAGAACCTCTTCCAGCGCGCGCCCATCGACCAGCACCTCGCGATCGCGCAGTACGGCAACAAGCTGGCAATCCGAGCGGCGATCGAGGGCGCGGTCCAATACGAGTGGTACGGCCTCGCCAACAGCCACCCGCGCGCCACGAAGTGCGTCGAGATCCAGTATGCCTGGCGGCTGCCGGCCTCGAAAGAGGAGCCCGGCAAATACGTCGCCTGCATCAACGGCACGGTCGTTGACGAGGCCGAATGGACGGCGCCGGCGTTTCCGTTCGAGTTCCTGGTCTGGTCCCATCACCGGGACGGCTTCTGGGGCTCGGGGGTCGCGAACGAGGGCTCGCAGATGGCCGAGGAGTGCGGCGAGCTCGACCGGCGCCTTTGGTTCCGCGAGCTCATCGCCAGCGGCCAGACCGTCTATGCCCAGCGCGACTCGGTCAAAGCCGATGACCTGGCGCTGAACGACGCGCGCAAGGTCGTCTTCTACGAAGGCCAGATGCCGCAGGAGAGCGTCAGCGTCCCGTTCGCGCCAATGGAGCTCGAGTTTCTGCAGTTCAAGGTGCAGGGCTTTTGGGACGCGATCGGCATCTCGCAGGTCTCTGCCGCCGCGCGCCGCGAGTCCAACGTCTCGAGCGGCGTGGCCATGATCACGCTGAACGACACGAAGGCCGGGCGGCAGCTGCCGAAGGCGAAGCGCTACGAGGAGTTCTATGTGGGCCTGGCGAATCAGTACGTCTGGCGCCTGCGCGAGCTCGCCGAGGAGGATCCGAACTACGCGGTGAAGTGGGCCGGCAAGACGCTGCTCCGCGAGTACAAGTTCTCGGACGCTGACGTGGACGATGACGAGGCGTTCACGGTCACCGTCGCGCCTGCTGCTGCTCTCCCGCACGACCCCGCCGGCCGGCAAGAGGCCGTGCAGCTGATGTACAACAACAAGTTCATCGGCAAGGAGACGGCGCGGCAGCTCATGGGCTGGCCCGATCTCGATAACGAGATGTCCCTCGACTCGGCCGAGCTCGAGTACATCGACATGCTGATCGAGCGCTACCTCGACGCCGACAAAGAGAGCTTCGACATGACCGAGTACGAAGCCCCCGAGGGCTTCATCACCAACAAGCTCGGGGCCGTTCGGCGCTTTGCCGCAGCCTGGTTCCGCGCGCGCACGGATTCCTTTTCGCTGCCGAAAGCGGAGCAGCTGAAGGCGACTTTCAACCTGAACCTTTTGACCAGGTGGATCAAAGAGATGGATGCGATCATTCAGCGAGAGGCGGAGGCCGCAGCGGCGCTCCAGTCGGGGCAGCCCATGAACCCGGGACAGGCGGCAGCCAATGTCTGAAGCAGCGGAAGCGGTTTCGACGGGCGGAGGCGGCGATAGCGGCGCGGCCGTCGAGGCGAACCCCCAGGTCGGCGAGTCCGTCATTGAGACGCTTGCCCGGCTCGAAGCGGCCGGCGCTGGCGCTGAGTTCGCGGAGAGCTCGCCCGGCACCGAGGAGGCCGAAGGCGGAGGCGAGGGGGCCGAAGCTGGCGCCAAGGCGACCGAGAAGGCCAAGGGCTCGGGAAAGGCCGATTCTGACGGCGAGGAGGGCAAATCCACGTCGGCGCCCGAGGCGGGCAAGCCGAGCGCCGAGTTCATGGCCGAGGCCGAGCGCTTGGGCCTGGTCATCGACGACAAGGGCCGGGTCGCAAACGGCGAACGGAAGAAGTTCCGCGAGTACAAGGAAGCCGAGCGCGCGAAGCTCGACCAGCGCGCGCAGGAGATTTCCCAGAAGCTCGAGACCGCCCGGACCGACCTGCGGAACGACCTGATTTTCGCGAACGCGGTCCGCGCGGCGCGCGAGGCCAGGGATGAGACCGCGCTGGCAAAGCTGCTCGGATTCGAGGACTTCGACGCCTACCAGCAGGACCTCATCAACCACAAGGCGGATCCGAACCATCGCCGGCTGATGGAGCTCGAGCGCCAGCTCCAGGAAAAGCAGCGGAAGGAGGCCGAAGCCGAGCAGGCGAACCAGCGCGCCGAGATGACCGCCCAGCAGCGCGCGGCCGAAGACCGCTACATCGCAAACCTGACCGAGCAGATGACCAAGTCCGAAGACCGCGTGGTCCGGGCGATCGGCGGGCTGCCGCTGTTCCGGGACGCCATCTACGAGATCCAGAAAGAGCACTGGGACCCGATCGCCAAGCGCACCGTCTCGCCCGAGCGCGCGCTCAAGCTGGCACTGAAGGGCGCCCCGCCGTTGCTCGAGGAAGCGCGCGCCATCTACCAGCGGCTGCACGAGGCGTTCGGCCCGGAAGAAGCCGAGGAGGCCGAAGAGCGGCCCGCGGCGAAGCCCACCCCGAAGCCGGTCGTGAAGGGCAAGCCTGCCGGCACGAAGACCGGGCCGTCGCCGAAGCCGAGTCCCAGCGCGCCGCCGGACGTCTCGAAGATGTCCGACGCCGAGGTCTCGAGGTACTGGACGAAGCGGCTGGCGGAGGCGGGCGACTAGCCGCAGGTCGGCGCGAACGCCGCGCATTCTCGCAGCGCGCAGTAGCTCGCCAGAGTTTCGGCGTCGATGCAGGGCGGCTGTTCCGTGGCCACGCCGTTCATCAGGGCGCCGTCGCCGTGCTCAAGCCCCAAGTAGTGCCCGAGCTCGTGCAGCGTGATTGTTCGGAACAAGCCGTACTCGGCCAGGTCGAATCCGCGCTCGAGCAGCTCGACGGGGTAGATCCGTTCGGCGTCGAGCTCGATGCGCTTCTCGCGCCGGCGCGTGCAGCCGGCAGCGTGGGCCGTGTCGCCGCAGCGCTCGATCGGCTCTCGCTCGATGGTCCAGGAAGGCTGCGCACCGAAGGCAGCGGGCGCTAGGTCCACGCTGCCGCCGGTGGCGTCGAGCCACTGCCGAAAAGCGCTGTCGATTTCCGAGCGCTCGGCTGGGCGGAACTCGGGGCTCACGGCGATCGGCGCGAGGGGCTCGACGGTTTGCTCGGGAGCAGGCTCGGCAACGCAGCCGGCGGCAGCGAGAGCAAACAGGGCGACCCAGGAGCGGGCGGAGATTGGTCCGAGGGGGAGGTAGGTGCGAACCCGGGTCACCCTGCTCGAAAATCTATCACCGCGGTCCATGCATCGTCAGACGACCGGCCTAGGTGAATGTTCCGAGCCTAGGACGATTCTCGTGCGCGAGGGTCGCACCTGCACTCCATCTCTATGCGACACAAACTCACGTGCTGAACTCTCTCCTACGTGCACCGATTGCCGGAGTTGGCGAGTTCGTGCATCGTTGAAAGCACCGAGATCGGAAGCGATTTCGAGCTGCCACACGGGAGGCACCCATGTCCCGGAGCGCCGCAACGGGAGGCCCAAGTGACCCGGAAACACCAACCGAAGGGTCACTTCCATGGGTTCCACAGAAACCACGTTCCGAGCGCTCCTGAAGGAGCGTTATCTCGGCTCCGGCATCGTCGAAAAGCTCACCTATCCCAAGAATCCGTTCTTGGCGATGCTGCAGAAGAAAGGGGACACCGGCTTCGTCGGCTTCGACCTGCCCGTTCCGCTCTTCTACAGCAATCCGCAGGGCCTCGGCGGCAACTTCACGGCCGCTCAGACCAACGTCTCGAACACGAAGTCTGATCGCTGGGTCATCACGGCCGGCGATTACTACGGCGTCGTTCACATCGGCGACAAGGTCTTCGAGCTCTCGCGTTCGAATCAGGGCGCGTTCCTCGACAACAAGCGCGCTGAAATCGACGGCCTCTACACGCAGGCCGGCGACAACATGTCCAAGTACATGTGGGGCAACGGTGGCGGCTCGCTCGGCCGTCGTCAGAGCATCAGCTCGAACACCGTCACGCTCGCCACCGTAGCGGACGCCTGCAACTTCGAAGTCGGAATGACCGTCGTCGCGTCTGCGGCGGACGGCTCAATTTCGACCGATGCGCTCCGCGGCGGCACCCCGACCACGGTCACCGGCGTCAATCGCTCGGACGGCACCGTCACCCTGGCGGCAGCGGCCAACATCACGTCGTTCGCGGACGGTGACTACCTGTTCCGCGAAGGCGATTTCTTCGGCACGACCGGCACGATCGTCGTCAAGGGCGCTCAGTGCTTCGTCACCGCGACGAACGTTCCGATGGATCTCTGGGGCATCTCCTCGGCGACCCGTCAGACCGATCTGGAGCGGTTCTCGGGCTGCCGCGTCTCGGCGAACGAGATCGCGGGCAAGACCTACGAAGAGCGGATCCTTCTGCTCATCGCGAAGATGACCGGCGCCTACAAGGCGGAGGCCCCGACGGCTGGATTCGTCCACCCGGAGACCTTCGTCAAGTTCGCGACGCTCCTGTCTGCGCGCGGCATCCGCCCGCTCGAGGACAAGAACACGCAGTTCGGCTTCATGAAGATCGACGTCATCACCAGCGATGGTGTGCTGCCGATCTACACGGACCGTCACTGCCCGAAGGACGAGTTCTTCGGCTTCAAGATGGACAACTGGGGTCTCTCGTCCGTTGGCGAGCTGTTCCACCCGCAATCGGTCGACGGCTCGAGCGGCGACCTGCTCCGGCGCGCCTCGAGCACGGACTTCGAGTTCCGCCTGCTCAGCTACCCGGCGCTCTACTGCAACGCCCCCAAGAACAACGGGCGAGTCCCGCTCGAGAGCTGAGCTCAGGAGGCTCTGAAAGGAGACCACCATGGGCTTTCCCGAACAACAGCAGTTTCCGCTCAATGCAGTGGGCCCGAAAGGGCAGCACGCATTCGTCGGCATGGCGAAGATGTTCTTCAATGGCGCGACCGGACTGGTTTCCGGCCCGACCAGCGCAGGAACGTTCTTCGGCATTCCCGGCATCTCCGCGACGCGGCGCGCGACGGGCATCTACCCGATCGCTTTTCCGAAAGCGCGCAGCGTCGACATCATCGCCGGTGTCCAGGCACCCACCGGCCAGCCCTACCAGGTGAACGTCTCGCAAATCAACGGATTCAGCGGCACGGCCATCGTCGAAGTGACGCGCATGGCGGTAGGCAACGCGGCAACGGGCGCTCCGTCGCTGTTCGCGGCCCCGCACAACCCGGTGAGCGGCACCTACGTGAACCTCATGTTCTTCGTGGCGCCGATCACCCCGTACTGACATGGCGTTCTACGACGACGAAGACGAAGAGGGGCTCGAGGAGTCCGGCGACAGTGAGTCGGAAAAGCTCCTCGGGCTCGCCCAGCTAGCGTTCCCCGATCAGACCTGGGACGAGGATCGCCTATCCGCGTTCAAAGACCTGATCTCGGGCTGCTCTGGGCACATGGCGCCGGCTGATGAGGACGAGGACGAGAAGCCCAAGGACGAAGGTGCGGGCTTGCTCGAAATCGTGCTCGGCAGCGGCAAACCGAAGAAGAAGTGAGCACGGAGGGTGTCGAGAACCGTCACGCTGACCCAGTTGCAGACTGATATTCAGTATCAGTGCGACATCATCGGCGCGACGGCTCGGCACCCTTCTGCCAACCAGACGCGGCTCATCAACCAGGCAATTCAGCGCTTCCGTGAGAAGATCACGAACGAGGGCGCGCAGCACTACCTGGTTTCGACATCGTCGACGCTCGGCACCGGGCCGACGAGCCCCTATCCCTTTTACGTGCTCGACCTGTCGGCGGTCTCGCCGTCGCTCGTGCGCACGTACGGCATCGACATCAAGATCGGCTCCGAGACGCGCTCGCTCCTGCACGTGCCGTTTCAGGACCGCGATCAGTACGGCGGCGGCCTCGCGCGCGGCGTGCCACTGGCCTGGGCGCACTACCAAACGGCCAAGGTCGCAATCCTGCCGCCCGCGGGCAGCGCTTACACCTATGTCGCCTGGTATCTGCCGGTTTTCACCGATCTGAGCGCCGGTGGCGACACCTTCGACGGCGTGGCGGGCTGGGAAGACTTCATCGTTTGGGACGTCGTCTGTCGCATCATCGCGCGCGACGTCTACCCCGAGGCTTGGCAGATCGCTCAGCAGCACAAGCTCGAGAGCTGGAACGACATCGTCAAGAGCGCGACCAAGGTGACCTCCGCCGGCGGCGCGGTCATCGGCCGCGACACGTTCGGCCAGCGCATGATCGGCCGCACCGAGCGGCGCCGGCTGCCGCCCCCTTGATGCCATGGCGAACGCGAAAGCTCTCTCCGTGGACATCCCGCAGTCCTTCCGGCTGCCACCGGAGCAGTCCGCGCTCAAGGGCGAGCTCGAGCGCTTGGCTGCCAGCATCGTGGACTTCGGAAACCGCACGCGGCGCACGTTCACGGCGATCCCCGAGGTACGCCCGCAGGTTCTGATCGTCGGCGACAGCTCGGCGCAGTTCGACCAGCTGACCCAGGTCGCGCCGGCCACGGTCACGACCGTCATCAATCTCCAGCTGCCGCAACCCGCGGTCGAGAATGTAGGAAAAGACGTTCGAGTGCAGCGCACGGGCTCGCTCGGGCTCGTCGTCATGCGCCCCACGGGGCTCAATCAGAACGGCGTCGAGCCGCTGGTAAACGGCCAGTCGTCGATGATGCTGTCGAACGCGCTCGGCTTCACGAGCTTCACCTTCGACGGCCTGAACTACAGCTCCGACAACCCCGGCAACGGCCCGATCTACACGGGCACGGTGACGCCGTGAGCCGGAGCGTCCGGAAGCAAGAGCTCATCCAGATCCCGCTGACTGCCGGGATGGACCAGTCGCCTGACGAGTTTATGACGCCGCTCGGCGCGCTGAAGCGCGTCACGAACATGCGCGCGGTCTCGGGCGGCTTTCTCCGGAAGCGCGTGGGATGCACGACGCTCGCGGGCTCGGTTTCCGCCGGTCAGTACCCGCTCGTCGATGACGAGAAGCCCGAGAAGCCGACGCTTCTCTCTCGCATCGGGAGCGCCAATGTGATCGGCATCAGCTCGGGGGCGGTCTTCGCGCTCGACGAAACCGACGCTGGCACCGACTTCAACTACGTCGGCCGGCACTCAACGGCTACGCCGATCAAGGCGAGCGGTGCGCTGATGGGCGGCGACCTGATCGGCGGCGCGGACGGCTTCGGTCGCAAGCCGGGCGCGGTCGCCATCAGCACCGAGGGCTACGTCATGGTCGCCGCGGTGCACGACGGCGACGAACTCCAGGCTTACGTCGAGTCCCCGGACGGCCTGCGCGTCTGGCGCGCGGCCGAAGTTGCGGCGACAAAGGTCCAATGCCTCGCGGTCGGCGCGACCCTGTTCCTGATTTACCAGAACAGCACCACCATCTCCGTGATCCGCGTCGTCCCGTCGTCGGACAGTATCGACTACGGCAGCGGTGCGACCGCCGCGTCGATTGCGACGCTGACCGGCGCCTCTGCGTACTGGGACACCTCGGCCTACGACGCATCCAACTGGTACATCGTGTATCAGAGTGGCGCGGCGCTTTGCACGGTCGCGCTGATGACGGACCGGACTGCGACGACGACGGCCACCTTCGCTGTCACGGGCACGGCACCCCTCTCGATTACCGCACTCCCCGACTACCCGAGCGCCAATGCCGTTTGGGTCGGGTACTACGACAACCCCACTGTCTCCGGGGATGTCGGGTACCTCGTTTACCCGGCCGCGCTCGGCACGCCGACGCTAGCAAAGACCACAATGCTTAGCGGCGCGAACATCTACGGGCCGCCGCTGTTTGGCCCCTATTACGACCGCGTGGCCCCGGCCACCGATCGAGCTTTCGCGGTTGTGCGCGTCGCTTCGACCAACGTCTCGCTGATGCACAGCACGCGCTGCTCCGTCGAAGACGTGGCCGGCAGCGTCGGGTCCTCCACTACGCTGTCGAACGTCCTGCCAGTGTCCAAGCCGGATCAGCGCCAGCGCTTCTGGGCAACGCTCGACTCCGGAGCGACTCACACGAACCTCGTGCTCTCGCAGCACTTCCTGATGCGCTACGAGCGGATGGGTGTCGCAAGCTCGCTGACGATCGAGCTAAGCACGCGGCGGTTCCCATGGCCTGGCACCACCTACGGGACAACAGCCCGGTACGACTACTTCCACGCGGCGGCGGTCGGTGACGGCACCTTAACAGGTACCTTCCGCGCACTGATGCCGCTCGCGATCGTGCTCAACATGGTGAGCACGTTCCCGCTCATGGCCATCGAGCTCTACGAGTACTCGCTCTCGGAGTTCGACGCCCATCGTGCGAGCGCGCGCTTTTCGCAGGGCCTCGTGGTCAGCGGACAGCCGACAGAGCTCTATGGCCAGACGGTAAACTCGTACTATTCGACGAGCGCCGGGGAAGCGATCGACAAGGCGGCCGGGGCGGCCGAACTCGGGTGGCCGCACCCGCCGATCGTTTTCACCGTAAACAACGGGGGAGCCGGCAATGTCGCGGCCGGCGTGTACTCGTACAAGGTCGTCTACGAGTGGGTTGACCAGTACGGGAAGCGGCATCTGTCGGCGCCTTCGGCGCCGTATTCGGTTACCGCGTCGTCGGCGAGCTTCTTCGAATTCCTGTCAGCAACAACGGCGCTCACCCAGCGCCTGCACGCAACCGACATCGCTCAGCCGCGGCTCGCCTACTACCGAACGCTGGCCGGCGGGACTTCCTACAAGCGATTGCCCGGGTATCAGTCCGCGTTCGGGCTCTTCACCGACAACTACTCCGACGCTTCGATCGCCGGCAATGAGTCGATCTATACCGACGGCGGCGTGTTTCAGAACGTGCTCGCCACGTCGTGC